GGTAAGCCTAAAGAAACAGTTGAAACGACATTGAATGTAAACGATTTTAACATAAAGGACTATTTCAAAGTTGGTAACGATAAGTAATAAGTACGATAATTTAGGTTCTGATTCGAGGTACTTTATAATAACTGGCGGACGAGGTAGTTCGAAGTCGTTTAGCATAACTACATTCTTAAGTTTGCTTACAAGGGAATCAGGGCATATTATTCTATTCACACGTTATACATTAGTATCGGCAAGCATTAGTATTATTCCTGAGTTTATAGAGAAAATAGAACTACTTGGAATGGCTAACGATTTCGCAGTTACAAAGGATGAGATAGTTAATATTAATACCGGAAGTAAGATTATATTTAAGGGCATTAAAACAAGCTCAGGAACACAGACTGCTAACTTGAAATCATTGCAAGGTGTGACAACTTGGGTGTTAGACGAAGCAGAAGAATTAACAGATGAGGATGTATTCGACAAAATAGATTTATCTATTCGGCATAAGACTAAACAGAATCGTGTTATACTTATCCTAAATCCTGCTACCAAAGAGCACTTCATATACCAACGATTCTTTGAGGGTAAAGGAATTGAGGGTGGTGCGAATACGATTAAAGGAGATACAACGTACATACATACAACCTACTTCGATAATATACATAACCTATCAGAATCATTCCTATCTCAAATAGAAACGATTAAAGAAAGAAGACCTGATAAATATAAGCATCAGATTCTTGGTGGTTGGTTAGACAAAGCGGAAGGAGTTATATTCACTAATTGGACTATCGGTAAATTCAAGGATGTTGGAAGCGTTGTATATGGTCAGGATTTTGGATTCAGCTCAGACCCTACAACATTAGTAGCGACATCGATTGATTCGGTTAATAAAGTTATTTACCTGAAATTATACCTATACCAAACTGGCTTAACCACATCCGATATTTATCGGCTTAATAAATCCATTGCAAACGATTGCCTAATTGTAGCGGATTCAGCAGAACCACGTTTAATAAACGAATTACGTGATAAAGGTCTCAATATAATGGAAGCAATTAAAGGACAAGGAAGCGTTACATACGGAATTAGTTTACTGCAGGATTACGACCTTATAGTTGATGAGGATTCGATAGATTTGATTAAGGAATTAAACAACTATTCTTGGCTTGAACGTAAAAGCAAAACACCAATAGACAAACATAATCACGCATTAGATGCTATTCGATATGCGGTAGGTTACCAGTTAGACAATCCATTCCATAAACAATACCACATAAGATGACAGATGACTTACCACACATGAAACGAGTAGTTGAGCAGTACATATTCGATAAGAAAGGAATATGGATAACAATCATATTTGACGACATGATGAGAATGCATTTACACTTTAAAATGTTAGCTGCTGCATACGACATTGCATTTGCTTACAACAATAAATCGAAAACTTAATTATAATAATATGAAGGTCGAATTAATTATACCAACTTCTTTAAGTGAAATTCCATTAAAGCACTACCAGGATTTCCTGAAGATGCAAAAAAATAGCAATGATGAGGAATTTATCGCACAAAAAATGATTGAGATATTCTGCGGTATTGAATTAAAAGACGTAGTTAAGATGAAACTAACTACAATAAATGAATTGATAGTACATTTTGCAGAACTATTTGATACGAAATCTAAATTCCAACCTACATTTAAGATAGGAAATCAAGAGTTTGGATTCATAACGAACTTGGAAGACATAACTTTAGGCGAATACGTGGATTTAGAAAGCCATTTGAACGATTGGGAAACATATCACAAGGCAATGGCAGTTATGTATAGACCAGTTACCAAGAATTTCAAAGGTAAATATGAAATTATAGACTATAATCCTAATCCTGATATGCAGGAATTAATGAAGTTTGCACCACTTGATATAGTGTTAGCATCTTCTGTTTTTTTTTGGACTTTAGGAAAAGAATTATTGCAGGCTACAATCAATTATTTAACGATTCAAATTCAGACGAACAAGGATTTCAAAGCGACTTTTCAGAACAAGCTCAATTTGGGAAGCAGTGGGGATGGTATCAATCAATATATGGACTCGCTAAGGGAGACATTACAAAATTCGATGTCGTTACCGGATATAAACTTACTCAATGTCTCACCTATCTCACCTTTGAAAAGCAAAAAACCGAAATTGAACAAAGACAAATTAATAAGCATTTAAATAAAAGATAATGACAAATTATTATAAGGTACTAAACGATTTAAAGGCGCATTTTGATGCTGACGTAATCGTGAATACAATAACTGAGGGCGACATATTTAAAGTAGATTTAGGTAAACAGACTATATTTCCTTTGATTCACATAATGGTTAATTCAGCTAACTTCGAAAGTAATGTAGTGCGTTTTAATGTATCTATTATTGCGATGGATATTGTAGATATTTCCAAGTCAGAAGCAACCGACATCTTCATAGGAAACGATAATGAGCAGGACGTATTACATACACAATTAGCTGTATTAAATCGTGCGTATGAGATGCTGCGTAGAGGTGACATGTACGACGATAATTTTGTGGTAGATGGCAGTCCAAGTTGTGAGCCATTTACAGAAAGATTCGAAAATCTATTAGCGGGTTGGACAATGACATTTGACGTATTAGTGCCTAACGAAATGACAATCTGTTAAAATGACTGAAACGCAGAAAGCACTTAATAAGTTCAGAGATACGATAGTTAACGAAGCAAAGGCTAACTTGAAATCAATGGGTAAAGATAGCACTGGCAAATTATCTCAGTCTATTACCGGACAAGTTAAGGAAATGCCTAACTCTATCAGTATGTACTTTCAAATGGAAGCATACGGATATTTTCAGGATAGAGGAGTTAAAGGTGTTAAGAGTGGTAGAAGCGAAAGTGGATTTAGATTCGGTACGGGTTCAGGTCCTAAAGGCGGTTTGACAAGCGGCATTGAAAAGTGGGTAAGAATAAAGGGTATAAAAGGTAGGGATAAGAAAGGTAAATTCATTACGCAGAAATCTTTAGTTAATGCCATTGTTCGTTCTATTTGGAACAAGGGAATTAAACCAAGCCTATTCTTTACCAAGCCATTCGAGAAAGCATTTAAGAAACTACCTGATACATTAATAACGAAATACGGACTTGATGCCGAACAATTATTTGATAGTATTATGAAAGAAACAATCACTAAGAAATGAGCAATATATTTGTAAAATCACCTTATATAATTGAGGTTAACGAGATAGGACAAACTGGGAGTTATATCCAACTATTTATTTGGAATGCAAATGATACGCAACCAACGTTACCAACCTATCAGCTATCAAAGTTAATTCCTTCAAGTACGAATTTCCAAACGACTTATGACATATCAGAATACGTTAGGGAATATATAAAGCACAATGCGTTTAACAATGTCTACAATCAAAACAATGCTGCAACTCCTTATTTGGAGTATTGCAATGTCGTGGTTAAGCGTTACAAAGTAGTAGTAGGTACAAAGAATCTACTTGATACAACTACATACAAGGCATTCGATGGTTATGGCTATTATGAACAAGGTTACAATCCTAACTTGGGCGAGTATTTATTAGACCAAAAAACGTATTATTACAACTACGATTCAAGTGCCAATTTAACAACCGACTTTTTAAAGCGAGCAGGAAGTTTGACATTGGATGCGACAAGTGGCTACAAGATTAAGCGAACGAATTTATCTACATTAGCAACGGATATATACACTATTACAACAAGTGCGGTTATTGACACATATAGAGTGTTTCCTGGTTGGCTTGCAGTTGGTAATAAATTAGAGATTTTAACGGCAGCTGATGCGGTTGTTTGGACTGCGACATTCAAGCCTAAAACGGAATGTAGATACGAGCCAGTTGTAGTAGATTTTATAAACCGATATGGAGCATGGCAACGTGAATTTTTCTTTAAGGCATCGAATACCAATATTAACGTAGAAACATCGGAATACAATTTGCTGCAAACTA